CTCCGCCGTCGTCAGCGTTATCTTCTTTAACTTCTTCTGTAGCTTCATCTTCTTTTGGTGTTGGTGGTTTACTTAAATCTACTTTGATGACGTTGTCATCTTCTTTTGTTTCTTTTTTACTAAGATCAACTTTTACAACGTTGTCTTCAGTAGCCTTTTCGACTACTTCTTCTTTTTTCTTTTTTGCCATAATATAATATAATAATAATTAATAATTGTTATCTAGGATCAAATGCACCTAAATCAAATCCGCCTCCTAATATATCATTACCTGCGGACTCAAAGTTTTTAGGTGGTTTTTCACTTTTTCTTTGATCTATAAGCTCACTTTGTTGTGATGCTTGTATTCTTGTTCTTTCGTCTTTACGATCTTCTTTTTCTTTTTCTTTTACTTGAACGTTTTGAGTTTCCATTTGTTGTAACTGCATATTCATTTGAAACTCTAATTGCATTAGTTCTTTTTTATGCATTACTTCTTGCTCCATTTTTTGAGCTTCCATTTGTGCTTTCATTTGTTCAAGCTGTGCTTCTGCTTGTGCTTTAGCTTGTTCTTTCTGAACTTCAAGTTGTGCAGATGCTTGTTGTGTTTGCATGTTAGCTTCGGCTTGAGCTTGAATATTTTGTTGTGCTATAGCTTGATCTTTTTCTAGCTTTTGCTCTCTACGTATTTTAAGTAATTGATTTGCTAGTTTAACATTTTTAATTTCTCTAAGATCAATAGCATCTGTAAGTTCTATTAGCTGTTGTTGCAATGCCATTTGTATGTTTTGCTCAAGCATAGCTTTTTCTTCTTCATCAGGCATAAGCTCTATAAATATGCCAAAATCATACAAGTGTAGTTCTTTCATTTCTTCAAGCGTAGCTACGTTATGAGCACCTATTGCTTGTACAAAAGCTTCAGCAGTTGGTGAGTACTCTAGTATATCGGATATTCTAAGTGATAAACACTCTGCTGTCTCTGCTGTTAAATACAAACCAGCTTGTAATATATGTCTTGTAGCAGTGTTTGAATTAGCCGCTGCTAACTTTTGCACTCCTACCAAAGCGTTTTTATCTGGCATACTACCATCTCTAGCTTCATTAAGCCCGGTAGTATCTCTTATCATTTGCAGGTAGTAGTTATACGTGCCAATCAAGCTTTGCATTTTCTGGCCACCAGAACCTGACTGTATTTCTTGTATTGGTACTTTACCAGGGTTCATGTCACCTTCAGAAGTAAATGATCTACCTATAACAGAACCTGTTTGAAAAAACATGTTTAAAGCTTCTTGCGGGTTATAGTTTGTGCCATTACCTAAATCTATTTCAGCTAAACCATCAGCATCTAAATAAACACCATCCGGTACCATACGTGATAACACTTGTTGTAGCTTTAAATGTGTAAGCTGTATCATATCAGCAAAGCCAGTAATACGTTGTACTAAAGATTCAATACGACCTTTGTACATACGTGGAGCAACAATACTGTAATTCATTTTAACTTTAGTAAAATCACTTTTAGGCCTCATCATGTTTTTAGCCATTTCCCACTTTAACATCTTGTCTGTTCCTAAAATAATAGCACCATCGTACAAACACTCTATAGATCTTTGTAGTTTACCAAAGTTATCAGCATCTTCTGGTGGATTAAAGCTATCATCTTTTGCTAGTATTTTATCCGCACCACTACCAGTTTCTTTTACTTTATAAACTTCGTTCATATATGTTTTATAGTTAAAGTATAAAACTTGAACTTTGTTATTATCTTCATCACTATAACTGTAACCTTGATTGTAATTTGTTTTGTTATAGTTTTTGTTTTTTACTATATCTTCTAATTCAGTGTGGTTTAAATGTGGAAATTGTTTTACAAGTTCGTTTATTGGTATAGACTTTACTTCACCAACATAATATATGTCATCAAAATATGGTGACTCAGTGTAAGAATAAACTAAATCTACTGGGTCAACATATTCAACTACAACACCTTCAGATGTGTTAAAACTACTTTTTACAGCGCCAATACCTAAAACTGTAAGATCGTAATAAAATTGTTTTTTAATTAATTCATACTTACTACCTTCAAACAAAACGTTTATTGCCTGTTCTTCAGCAATTTCAACAGCTTGTTTGTAAGTTAATTGCATGTGAAGATTTAACTCTTCTTCAGAACCAGGTAAAGTTTCAGGATCATTTTCATACATATCAATACCAAAAGCTTCTGCTGCATAATCATTTAATTCTTTTGACCTCATGTCAGCTAATATAGACTCCATGTATTGTGTACGTTTTTCTACACCATAAGGATCTTGCGAGTAAGCTTTTACATCGTATGTTCTTTCTGCAATACCGTTAACAACTATATCTACAAACTTAGGTATAATAGGTACTGGTTTCCAGTCTAAATTAAGATAGGACAAATCACCATTTATAGATAACTCGTCCTTGTATTTTTGTATTGATTGTTCTCCTCTAGCGTATAATCTTAACTTGTGAAAATTATTAAAGTTTGTGTCATATCTAGTGTGACTTCTATCATCGTAAAACCACTCTGTCTCTATTGCTTTAGCAACTTTTAAACCGTAGTCATAGCTTAACTTTTCAGCATCGCTAACTACTTGACTTGGAAAATAACTTTTTATAACAGACTCTGCCATATTTTATTTTATTATTGTAGATGTATATCCCTTATTATCGTATGTTGATACGTTTATGTTTAATTTTGGTTTTATTCTTGTTGCTGATGGTGTATAAAGGTGTCTGTTGCAAGCCATTATAGCTAAACCTGAACTTATAGTTGCATCAAACTTAGTTCTTTTATTTATATCAAACCTACTCCAGTCGTTTAGCGTTTCATTAAAATATATATTTCCGTACACGCCGTCACCTTTATGGCCGACGTGTTCTTGTATATACATCTCAATTGCAGCTGCGTGAGCTTGCTTAATATCTTCACTAGAGTTTGGTATACCACCTATTTCTTTCTCAGTAACAGATAGTTTATTCCAAACCTTGTCTGGTCTATTCATACTAAAGCCTCTGTAACCTCTACGCTTTAAATAATAAAGCAGTCTTGGCTTATTGTTTTCTGCTAGTAGAGGCATGCCATAAAATACTAATGACATTAACACATCTTCAAAAAATATGTCTGCAGTTTGTGGTCTAGCTATATATTCTAAGAATATATGGTTTGGCGGAGCGTCTTCCATAGAAAACTTAGTTAATCCATGTAGTGATCCTTTAGAACCTTTGCCACCAACAGTACCGCTAATGTCGTAACTGTCACAACCAAAAGCTCCAACGTGTTCGTTACCAGGATATTTAACTCCATTTTTTACTATTATCTTATTCTGCAAATGATTTGGCGGTACCCAGCTTATTTTAAATCTACCTTGCGCGTTAGGATAAAATATAACACTACTGTCTTTAATACCATTTAACCATTGAAAGTTACCGGTGGTAATAGCGTTATCATTACCTATACCTTCATTGTAATCTATTTGCTCGTATATCTTAACTAAATTAAATATACTATTTTTTGCTTCATCTCTAAACGCATGCTCTTCAGTTCTTGGAAACTGGCGGTAAAATTCATTTAAACCGTCTTGATCTCCTTTTAATCCGTCAGCTTCATTGTTCCAGTGGTCAATAATACCATAATCAATTAATTCACCGTCGGGTCCGTATACATCATGATCTGGGTTATTAAATACAGGTTGTCCGTACTCGTCAATAAATCCTTCATAGTTCCACTCCATTGGGATAAACAAAGAATATAAACCAGACTTTGTTTGTCCATTGCGGTTTCTAGAAGTGACATCTGAGTCATTGTACAGTTTTTTAAAATTATCTCCACCTTTATCAAGAGCATTACTCGTTGATCCCATCATACATTTACCAACTATACGAGCACCTAGCCTTAAACAAGTTTTAGTTACTCGCCAGTTGTTTAGAATATTATCAGGTCTTTCCCACTTGCCACTTTCATCGTGAACTAGCAGGTTGAGCTTTTCACCATCATAACTGTTGTCTCCAGTGTTTTTCCAGTCAATAGTAGTATCAAGTCCAACCAGCTCTTCCTGCTTTTCGTTCGCAGTAATTTTTCTACGCGTAAACTTACTTGCAGGAACCCTATAAGCAAGTTCACTTTTAGGTCGGTCCATACCGTCTTGTATCGGTTTAAAGAAAAACGGATAGTTAACAGATATTGGTACAACCTTGTCGGTAAACATTTTTTTAGCATCACCACCACTTTTAGATAGTATTCCATATCTAGAGTCACTCGATATAGTAGCTAAGTTAACGGTTTCAGCAGAGCTCATAAAAGAAAAACCACTACGTCTGTTTTTTAAATAACACATACCGTAGCAGCGTTTGTCTGCTTTGCAAGCTTCCCAGAATATAAAGAACAGTCTGTTAGCCTCTCTAAAATCAGGAGCACCAACATCTATTTTACTCCATTGAAGATACATATAATGACTACCTGTTATATATGTAGGTTCATTATTGTTCATAAACCAAAAGCCTTCATCGCGATACTTAAACTCTTGATCTATGTAATCATACCACTGTTCTTTTGCTTCTTCAGGATATGCTCTCCAATCAAATA